GAAGAAATCACCCAACCAACAGAAAGCGAGACAGCCACCGTGGAAAACACCACTCCAGCAGTCGAAGCAACACCAGTTGAAGCACCAGCGGTTGAAGCTGCTCGCCCAACTGTTTCAGCAATGTCATACACAAAGCCACGCATTGAACTAACAGCGGCTAAGTATGCAGAAAACTCAATCCGTGCCGCTCTAGGTGATGAAGATGCTCGTCAGTACCTACTAGCAGCAGATAGCACAGTCAATAACACTGGACTTGTTCCAACACCTCAATTCTCAGAGATCATTAACCCACTCGGAACAACTATCCGTCCATCAATTGAAGCAATCTCTCGTGGAGTATTGCCAAATGCAGGTATGACATTTGAGATTCCAAAGATCACCCAAATGCCAGCCGTTGCTGAAGTTGCACAAGGTAATGCGTTTACAGATACAGATCAGGAATCATCTTTCCTATCAGTAACTGTTAAAAAGTATGCAGGTCAGCAGACATTTTCTGTTGAATTGCTAGATCGTACTTCACCAGCATTCTTTGATGAGCTAGTACGCAACATGGCATCTGCTTACGCAAAAGCAACAGATGCAGCAGTAAACGCAGCAATCATCTCAGGTGCATCACTAGATGCAACAACAGTTGCAACATACCCAACAGCAGCAGAATTGCTTGGCATTGTTGCTCGCGGTGCAGCTTCTGTTTACAACGCAACACTTGGCCTACCAAATCCATTTGCTCGCAACATGATCGTAAACACTTCACAGTGGTCAAACATTATGACACTTAACGACAGTGGACGCCCAATTTACAACGCCTCACAGCCACAGAACGCTGGTGGTGTTGTAACACCTACAGCTCTTCAAGGTAATGTTGCAGGTCTTGGACTGTATGTAACACCTAACACAGCTTCAGGCACTGACACAGATGGTTCAATCCTAATTGTAAACCCAGATGCGTACACATGGTACGAGTCACCAACATACCGCCTACGCGCAGAAACAACTGCAACAGGACAGGTAACAATCGGCTATTACGGCTATGGAGCAATCGCTACTAAGGTCGGCGCAGGCGCGTTCAAGAACAACAAGGCGTAAGCCACACTTAAGTCACTCAGGGGAGTAGTAGCCCTCTACTCCCCTGAGTCTTTAGAAAGGACATCATGGCACTTACAACAGTTTCAGAGCTCCGCACAACCCTCGGAGTCGGCACTTTGTATACAGATGCTGTCCTTCAAGAAGTCTGTGATGCAACAGATGCAGTCCTATTGCCTATGCTATGGAGTCCTACTTACTTCACAGTAGCTCATGAGAACATTGTTGGTCAGGGAACTCTTTACTTCAATGAGTCTGTCAAAGAAATCTTTTATGTAGGTCAAACAGTAACAATTTCTAATTCTGGAACTGCTTACAATGGCAGTAAGGTTCTTACAGCTGTTGGAGATTATTTCATTACTATGGCAACAACTCACGCCACAGCACAGCCTAAGCATGCTATTGCACCTTATGGATCTGTAGCTTCAAGAACTTACACAGACTGGACAGCAGACATGGCAGTCCAGCAAGCAGCTCTTATGATATCTGTTGAAATCTGGCAAGCGCGAACAGCCACCCTTTCTGGCAGTAACGCAGTCGATTTCCAGCCTTCCCCATATCGGATGTCAGCACAACTGTTGGCTAAGATACGGGGCTTGGTTTCGCATGCGCTAGACCCTCGCTCAATGGTGGGCTAATGCCTCCAGTAGCGATAACTACACTCCGCACTACTTTAGCCACCGCGCTAGTAGATAATACTAAATACCAAACTTTCGCTTTTCCTCCTGCCACCGTTCTTGCTAACTCTGTGATCGTATCTCCAGATGATCCTTATCTAACACCTAGCAACAATCAGCATATAACTATCAGCCCTATGGCTAACTTTAAGATTATTATTACAGTGCCTTTGTTTGACAATGAAGGCAACTTAAACGGCATTGAAGATTCTGTATGTGGCGTGTTCGCCAAGTTAGCAGCATCATCTCTGGTCTATAATGTAAGCGCAATCAGCGCACCAAGTATTCTCAACGCTGCATCGGGTGACCTACTCAGCTGTGAGATGTCCGTATCAATCCTAACAAGTTGGAGTTAACATGTCCGAGTGGGAACTAGAAAACGAAGCCTTCCTGAAGAAAATCGGGCAGGTAGCACCAGCAACACCTAAGCCAGCATCTAACAAGAAAGACGAGGAATAATCTCATGGCTGTATTTCTAAATAATCAGGTCGGCGTGAAGATTAACACTGTTGATCTTTCTGACCATGTAACGGCAGTAACAATCAACCGCGTATTCGATGAACTCGAAGTAACAGCAATGGGTGATTCATCACACAAGTTCGTTAAGGGCTTGGAATCATCTACTGTCACAATTGATTTCCTTAATGACACAGCATCAGCAAATGTTCTTGCAACATTGCAGGCTGCATGGGGTACAACAATCACAGCAGTATTCCTACAGACAAAGGGAACAGCAGTATCTGCTACAAACCCTCTGTACACAGTTTCATTGCTAGTCAATAACACTACAGACATCAATGGTGCTGTAGGCGATATTGGTACTCAGTCAATCACATTCACTGCTAACTCAACAGTTGCAGTAGCCACAACAGGCACATTCTAAACAACTAAACAAAGGGGCTAACCATGGCAAGACTAAAGATCGTTCGTACAGATGGAAGCACATTGGAAGGCGAAATATCGCCTGCTGTTGAATACAGCTTTGAACAATGGGCTAAAAAGGGTTTCCACAAGGCGTTCAGGGATGATGAAATGCAGACCTCGGTGTTTTGGCTGGCATGGGAAATAACACGCAGGTCAGGTGAAACTGTTAAGCCTTTCGGTATGGACTTCATCGAGACACTTAAAAGTGTTGAGGTGTTGGACTCAGACCCTTTAGCTTAAAGCGCGATCTTCCATTCACCTATCTAATTGCTAGGCTAAGCATTAGGTTGGGGATTGCGCCACAGCAACTATTAGAACTAGATAAGACCATGCTCGATGCATTAATGCAAGGTCTCAGAGATGAAGCCAAGGAGGTCAGCGATGCCAGCAAGCGTAAAGGGCGCAGTTGAGCTTCGCAAGGCTCTACGCAAGTTCACACCTGATTTAGCCAAAGAAACACAAAAACAGATTAAGACAGCGATCCAGCCTATTTCTAAATCGGCTAAAGGCTATGTGCCAGATCGCGGACAAGTATTAAGCGGATGGTTGCCACGTCAAATGTCAGAGGCAACTTTCCCATCTTTTAATCCTTCTCTCGTTAAATCAGGTATTGGATATAAGACAAGTCCATCAAAGCCTAACTCCAAAGGATTTAGATCTCTTGCTCAGGTTTTTAACAAAACTAGAGCTGGAGCAATATATGAACGAATGGGCAAGTTAAAGCCTGACAGCACCTTTGTAAGAAATCAAGATGGCAAGTTGCGAGCCCCGCTTAAAGGTAAGGCTCGTATGCAGGGGCGTGTCCTTTATCGTGCCTATGATGAGAACAACGGGAAAGCAAGAGAAGGTGTGCTTAAAGCCATTTCGACGGCAGCCACTAAACTTAACCAACGATCAACTGTGAGGGGTTAAATATGGCTAATGTAGTTATTGATGTTGCCGCCGAGTTCACTGGTAAAAAGGCTTTCAAGCAAGCAGAGACATCAACCGATAAATTAGTTAAAAGCACTAAAAAACTAGCGGGCGTGTTAGGTCTTGCTTTTGCTACTAGAGCGATTACTAACTACAGCAAAACTGCTGTTAAAGCCTTTGCAGACGATCAGAAAGCAGCAAGAGCTCTAACCCTTACTCTTGATAATCTAGGTATGGCATTCGCAAATCCTGAAGTTACTAAATTTATAGCCAACCTTGAAACACAATTTGGTGTCCTTGACGATCAGCTTCGTCCTGCTTATCAAAAACTATTAACAGCCACAGGGGATTATGTCAAGGCTCAAGATTTACTACGAACAAGCCTTGATCTATCTGCCCAGTCAGGTCTGGATGTCCAAAGCGTATCTGCCGACCTTGCAAGAGCATACGCAGGTACAACTAGAGGTTTATTAAAATACAATTTAGGATTAGATAAAGCACAGCTTGCCGCCATGTCTTTTGAGGATATTCTTAAGCGCATCGCTATTGTCTCGGCTGGTCAGGCAGAAGCAGCAGCGGACAGTTATGCAGGTTCAATAGATCGTTTAGATGTTGCATTAGCCAACGCTTCCGAGACAATAGGTAAAAGCCTTATTGATGCCATTGGTACTCTCGCAGGTGGTGACGGACTGCCTAAGACTATTGCATTGATTGAAACTTTGTCAGAGGGTTTCAGCAGAGCAATTACTCTAAGCGCACGCGTTATCCGTAATTTTAGCATTTTGGCTTCAGGCAATCCTTTAGAATCTCTTAGAGATTTAAGAGAAGCCAGCAGAGCAGACCTTCTAGCTGATAGAAAAGCCACAGCAGAGTATGGTGGGATCTACGGCAAGATTTACCAAGAGCAGGCAAAAGTATTTGCTAATGGTAAAAAGACTCTCAGTAACTCAAAGGCTTTGACAAAAGAAACTGCTGCGCAATTAAAGAATAGAAAATTAGAAGCAGCAATTGCTAAGGCTGAATCAGCATTAGGAAAAGGCTCTGATGTTTTTGACATGGACAAGATCCAGATTGCTGCTGCTCAGAGAACACAACTAGAACAACTTGGCAAGGCAACTGACATAACTGCAACTTTAGGCATTGCCAACAACATTGCTCGCCTACAGGTAAAGCAGGACATTCAAGAATTAGAAGATGCAATTACTTCTGGTGATGAGAAAGCAATTATTGCTGCAACTAACAAACTCAATGCAGATAATAAGATTCTAGGTGCTTTGCAGAATCAAGAAACAAAAGTCATTGACATTAAAAAGGCTTTGGATGCCTTAGTTCCTAAGGACTTAATCAACCTGACTAACCTTGATGAGGCTATTGCTAAGTTGAAGATCATCGGTGCAGGAGCAGGCACAAGCGCAGGCACAACAGCAGGCTCTACTGCTGGAACACCATCGCTTTTGGAAAGCCTTGCAGCAGGTAGTTTCGTGCCCGTAGTTGCTGGTACAGGCGGCGTTATGGGCGGTTCTTCTAGTGCAGGTGCTTATGCTTCTAGCGGTTTCCCTGGGTCTGATAAGGGTTCAGTCAACATTACAGTCAATACAGGCATCGGAGACCCTAACGCCATTGCAGAAGCCATCGAGCAAGTAGTTCGTGGCGCAGTTGATCGTGGAACTTTGCGAGCTAGTTAATGACTTGGCTTCCAGAGTGGAGAGTTACAGTAGGTGATGATGTCTATACGACTGTCACCTCTGTGTCCTTTGCATCTGGTCGCTTAGATATTGATCGCCAGCCGACTGCAAGTTACTGCCAAGTAGAAATAATCAATACGACTGGCGCAGCCTTTACAGTCAATGTCACAGAACAAGTAAGCCTAGAACTAAAGAATGGCTCTGGTACTTATGTCACAGTCTTTGCTGGAGAAGTATCAGACTTTAATGTTGGAGTTAGATCTCCAGAAGAATCAGGCTTTATCACCTACGGCACAATTCTCGGAGTAGGTGCATTATCTAAACTTACTAAAGCGGTCTATAACACAGCCCTAGTAGAAGGCTTGGATGGCGCACAGATAGGCGCAATCTTGGGTGAGGATCTTCAGTTTTCATGGGATGAAGTAACACCTACAGATACTTGGGCAACCTACACACCTACTACCACTTGGAATGATGCAGAGACTTATCTAGGCACAGTAGACACAGGCTTCTACACAATGATTGCCCTAGCAGCTAGTGCCACTGCTAAATCCCAAACCCTTGCAGATCAGATTGCCAACAGCGCACTAGGTCAGGTCTATGAGACCAAGACTGGGTTTGTCAATTATGACGATGCAGACCACAGATCTAACTACTTGGCTGCTAACGGCTACACCTTCTTGGATGGCTCTTTCGCATCGCCTAGTTCTATCCAGTCCACTACACAGATTGGCAGATTGCGTAACAGCCTGATCTACAAATACTCCACAGGCTACGGCTCTACCTACAGTACCTCTAGCGCGGACTCTATAGCCTCTTATGGACTCTTTGAGAAGTCGGCTGAATCAAACATTAAGAACTTGGTTGATATTACTGACATTGCTACTAGAGAGTTAAGACTTCGCCAAGTGCCTAAGGGGTCACTAGGAGCAATTACCTTCAGACTAGACAATCCAGACATGCCTACTGCCATGCTTAACAGCCTAATTGCAGTGTTCTTTGGCATGCCTGTGCTAATCAATAACCTGCCTAGCAACCTGTTAGGTGGAACCTTTGAGGGCTTTGTTGAAAATGTCGCATTGAGAGCCACGCCAACCTTTGTTGATCTAACCCTTTACATCTCAGCTACAGAGTTCTCATTATCAACGACACAATGGGATACCGTTATCCCTAGCACAATAGACTGGGCATCTGTAAATGCTACACTTATCTGGAACAACGCGACAGGAGCACTAAACTAAATGGCAACCTCACCGATATATGGCTGGGCAGAACCAGACAACACAGACCTTGTAAAAAATGGCGCGCTTGCCATTCGTACCCTTGGCAACGCTATCGATACGACTATGGGCACAATGACTCCTAAGTCCACCTTTACTGCTAAGGGATCTATTGCTGCTGCAACTGCTGCTTCTACTCCAGCCAACCTTTCTGTGGGTAATAACGGCGAAGCACTTTATGCAGATTCAAGTGCAAGCACAGGACTTCGTTATGTAGCAACACCCAGCGCAAGCAATCCTGTAATTAACTCAGCCATGAATGTATGGCAACGTGGTACTTCAATCTCACTTACTGCTTCAACAAGTTACTTAAACGGATTTTTGGCAGATCGTTGGCTGACATCAACAAGTGGGGGACAAGCCTCAACAATTTCACGTCAAACAACAAGCGACACTACAAACTTACCTTTTATTCAATATTGCTTGCGCTATCAAAGAAACGCAGGACAAACAGGCACTGCTACAATGGGTTTTTATCAAAGTTTTGAAACCATTAACTCAATTCCATTTGTTGGAAAAACAGTTACATACTCTTTTTACGCGCGCGCAGGTGCTAATTATTCACCAACATCATCTGCATTGGCTGCCCGTGTATATTCTGGAACAGGTACCGATCAAAGCGTTTTTGTTTATGGAGGTTCAGCAAGCGTTATCAATACAACAATGACATTGACAACGACATGGCAACGATTTACCGCAACAGGAACGGTTGGAACTACCGCAACCGAACTGGCTTTGGGCTTTGAATGGGCGCCGACTGGCACTGCTGGCGCTGCTGATTACTTTGAAGTGACTGGAGTGCAGTTAGATATTGGATCGGTAGCACTTCCATTCCGTACTGCTGCAGTTTCTTACGAGCAAGAACTGGCTTTGTGCCAGCGTTACTATTGGCGTTGGGGCGCACAAGTAACTGGTGGCAATCCAATGATGGTTCCTTTTGGAACTGCACAATCAACAACAAATTTTGTTGTTTCAGTGCCAACAAAAGTTACTATGCGAACAACACCGACATTGGTTGAGTACGGTGGAACTTTTACTTTATATGACGGCAATTCAGCCATAGCAGGCGGTGCCATTACTTTATCTAATGCCTCTCAGGATTATTTCTTGCTTTCAATAGCTGCAACTGGTCTAACACAATATCGACCATATTCGGCTTATTCAGGTGGAACAAATGCTTATCTAGGCATTGCTGCGGAACTATAGGAGATGACAATGGACAAAGTAGAGTTTATTAAAGTTGCTGGAATTGACGGCGTAGAAGTAGAACACGCAATCATTGATCGTGGCAATGGGGAATTTACCTCAATGCTGAAATCAACCTATGATGAGTTAAAGGCTAATGAAGCCAAGACTATCTAAAGCCGCTATCCAACTACGAGAACAGTTCGATGACTCGTTCGCAGATCGTGACCGCACATCGGATGGTTGGATCGGTGACACTCGACACGCTGCTCGCAAGTCAGATCATAATCCAGATGAGAATTTTTGGGTTCGTGCCATTGATGTGGACAAAGATCTGCACAAAAGCGGAAAGCCAGATGTCATGGGAGATCTTGCTGATCAGCTTCGTACCTTATCAAAGTCCAAAGCAGACACGCGTATTAGTTACATCATTTACGATGGAAGAATCTGCTCCAGCATCCTTAACTGGAAGTGGCGCAAGTACACAGGGGCTAACAAACACACTAAGCACATGCATGTTAGCTTTAAGAAAGAAGCTGACAATGATGGGGCTTTTTTTCAAGTACCTATGTTAGGCGGACAATAATGAACGAACTAAAGACAGCAGCAGGTTCATGGGCTAGAGCCTTCCTCGTAGCAGTAATCAGCATGGCAGCCGCAGGCGTGTCAGATCCAAAGGCACTCATTGCAGCAGGCGTAGCCTCAGTGCTTCCACCTGTATTGCGTTACCTGAACGCTAATGATCCTGCTATGGGCTTGAAGAAGTGACACAGAGCGACTTCTTCACGCTTTACCTTGCCACCATTGCAGCACTCGGTGGCTTGTCTGGCTATGTAATCACACACTTATTGTCTGAGATCAAAAGACTCAACACGCGAGTGGATGAGATCTATAACATCTTGCTTGACAGGTAGCATTGTGCTATGGCAAGAAAAGCAACTAAGGCGTTAGAGGAACAAGGTTACTCAAAGCTGGATGCTTATTGCATTGGGCTTTATGAGTATTTCTGTTCTCTTAAAAGAGCAGGCTTTGCAGAAGATATCGCCATGTTTATGATTACAGAGCCACAGGCTTACCCTCATTGGATCTTGCCTGATCCTGTCGATCCTGAGAAATTCGGCGATTATGAAGATGAGGATGACGATTAAGCGCATCGTGGTCGTATCGGATATCCAAGTTCCATACCATGACAGAGTTGCAACACGCAACCTTGCTAGTTTCATCAAGAAGTTTA